GGCGAGAGGGATCTGGAGCACCTTGCGGAAGCCGACTCGCTCGCAGTACCAGCGCTTCGTCTCCTCCATGCAGTCGTCGTAGTGGGTCTCGCCGGGCGGGAACGGCTGGCCGGTGAGCGGGTCGAGATCGCCGGGCGAGGTCAACTCGATGTCCACGATCCCGCCGCCGAGCTTACGGAGCACCCAGCGCCAGTGCTCGGGCTCGCTCTTGCCCTGGCCGGAGATCGCCGGGAGGTCGTCGGGAACGGGGGGCTCTGGAGCTTGGGTCATGGGTTGCTCCTGGGGTCCGCTTCCATCCTAACTTGCGGTGGAGGGCCGGGCTACAGCGCTACTTAGGGGAACGGTGTGAGAATGGCGGGCGAGATTGTTGAGAGGGATGAAAGGAGCCTCATGACCGACCCTGACCTGATCGAGATCCGCGACCTGTGCCGCGACCTGGCCGACGATCGCACCGGCCCCGACTGCCATGGCCTCGTCTTCCGCATCAACAAGTGGCTGCACGTGGACATCAGGACCAGGACCAACTCCTCCGGGCTCCGCCTCTGCACCGCTGGCCGCGCCGCCGCGCGCAACCGCGACCGCTCGTTCAAGCTGACCGGCCGCACGTCGGTGGCGACCCGGATCGCCAAGTGCGCCCGGAGGATCACCGAGGAGACCCGTGCCCAGTCCAACTGACCGCGACGTCTTGAAGACCATCCGGGCGGCCCGCAAGTGGGTCGCTCACTACAAGCCGTTCCACAAGGAGCCGTCGTGCGCCAAGAAGCTGCGCTCGTGGCGGCGCAAGCTGAAGTTCGCGCTGGCCGAGGCCGACGCCCGCCAGCTCGACGTGCCGCCCGATCCCTACGCGCCACCTCCCCCGCCGCCGCCCCCTCCCACCGAGGAGGAGGTCCGGGCGAAGCACCTGGCGGAGCTGCGATGCGACCGTTTCCTGGCCGACTGGTCGGTCTGCAAGGGGACGACCGCCTGGGCCGCGTGGGGCGGCTCCGGCTGGTCGGCCGTCACGATCATCACCCCGGCCCGCGTCTGGGCCACGGCGAAGCGCGTGGATGCGCGGTCAGGCGAGCCCGTGACCGAGAAGACGGCCCACGTGCGAATGGACCGTCTCGTCCGCCGAGACGCCGCCCTGAAGGGCAAGGACAAGCCGACCCTGCTTCCGAGCGAGGTCTTCCCCCAGGAGGATGACGACGGGGAGCAGGAACCGGCCGAGCCCGAGGCGACCGAGACCAGGCCCCCAGAGATCGTCGATGCCGTTCGCAAGCGGCTGCCGAAGCTGATGGACCTGGTCGGCGATGACGCGACCATCGACGACTGGTAGAGCTGGGTAGAACAGTGGCATGAGAGAACTAGAGGTCGGCGACGAGGTCTTCTGGTACGACGACAAGGACGAGCGACGGCGAGGTCGGGTCTGTGACAGCGACGGCGAGCTGGTTGTCCGGCCCTACGATGTGCTCGGTCGGCTCCAGCTCGAGGAGCACGTAGCACTCAGCCCGACCAGGATGAGGCTCGCTTCTGGCGTTGATCAGCTGGCGGAGCTGGCTCCGATCGTCATGCACCTGTCCCACCTGATCGAGTGCTACGAGGGCGGCCGGGGACACCCCAAGGCGACCTACTGCGGCGACTGGAAGATCAACACCGAGCACAAGCCGTGGTCGCTTCACAGCCCAAAGGCCGAGGTCGATCCGCTCCGTGTGCATCAGCGCGGATTCTGCTCCGATGATCCGTGGAAGAAGCTGATCGAGGACACCGCACTGGCCTTGGACTACAGCGACCGCAGCGAGCCGCTCAAGGACCGCGAGCTACCCGACGAAGCCTACGAGAGCGCGGCCGAGCTGAAGCTGTGCCCACGCTGCTTCCGCGCGGCCGTGATGGAGCGCACCTGGCCGCTCGAGCCGGGTCGCCTCTCCGAGGAGGAGCTGAAGAGGTTCGTGCTCGGCTTCCTCGACGGCAGCGTCTACTCGGACCGGCACATTCCGTCCTGGGAGGCCGTGGCCGCCGCCGAAACCGAGGAAGAGGCCCAGCGGGCCGCCGAGCGGTGGGGCCGCGACTGCTCGATGGTCTTCATGTACCTGATGCTGTCCCCGCCCCCGCCGAAGGACTACGCGGAGAAGATCGCGCTCGTGTGGGAGTGGTTCGAGAAGCGCGGCCCGCGCAGCATCAACGGTATGCCCGGGTTCTTCTCCCACCACTTCATGCACCGCGATGACTGGAAGCGGGCTGCGCCCGCGATCGAGCGCGAGCTGAAGCGGAGGCGGGAGTTCGAGATCTAGGTGACACCATGAGCGATATGAGAGTCTGGATGCCGCTGTACGCGCAGGCGCCATCTGCTCAAGATCGACAACACCTCTCGGGAATCGGACGACGTGAATCTGCTTCCACATCCCGAACAATCCAACGACGTGCGCTGGACAGCAGACTGAGCGGCAACTCTCTCTGGAATCGGCCGACCGCATCGTCCGCATCTAAGCAGCCACTTCTCGCGATCAGGATGAGTTGCGCGCGCCAGACTCGCCGCCTTGACGTCGGCCGATAATGGAATCATCCCCTCCGGGGTAGATCGTAAGGAGAGCCGTCCAGCCGGACTCTCTGAGAGCCAGCCGTCATCGACGGCGTCATCGACGGCGGTGTCTACCTCGAAGCGGAGATTGTTCGGACACTCATAGCAAACCTCACCGCCACCATCGAACTGGCACCACCGGCCCGACAGCGCGTTGCACAACTCGCTGAAGGTCATCGATCCCCACAGCTCAAGCGTTCGGAAGATGGCCTGTCGGATAGCAAGCTCTCGCTGACGGAGGTAGCCATCATCCACCCCGTGATCGCCGGGTCGCAGTTCAAGCGTGTACCGGCAGTGCGGAAACCTAAAACACCCCCAGAATGCCTTACCATCGCGTCTCCTGTAGCGAACGACCATCCCAGCATCACCACAGCTGGCGCATACCGGAGGAACAACGCCCTCCTTAGTCTCCGTGCTTGATTCGCACCCAACCAGCGCGTGCCGGAAGCGATTCTCCAACATCGTCTTCCTCGTAGAACGAGACGAGACCGACTTCACCGCACTTGCGGTTGCACCACTCGCGGTTGCGAGGCGTATCCGCCCTCTTCCCAAGCCACCACCGGACGTCGATACCCTGCTCGGCGTAGTCATTAGTACGCTCCTCCAGCTCCCCTTGCGTGATCGACGCGAGCTGGACTTCGTGCGCCTGCCACCACCCGGTCGACCATATGCACATGACGTCGGCCACCCGCTTGCGATCCTCGATCGCGTACTCCAGCAGGATGTCTGGTAGGAAATCGGCATATGAACGGCGAAGCAGGGAAACTACAACCTGTTTCGCGATCAGGTGGTCCAACGACTCTGGGTGAAACCTGTAGTCAGAGGAACACGTTCGCGCCAGATGGGCGAAGTGTGGCCGAATGATCTGGCCGCACTTGAGTACCATGTCTCCGCCACAGAGTTGGCACATCACATCCCGACGATCGAGCCTTTGCGGCTCATCGATCTGCGTCAGATCCAAGCGCTTTCCAGAACTACGGCTCTTGGCTACGAATGGCATGTCGAGCTGCCCGCTTTCATCGGTCAGTTCTACCCCGGTCTTCCGACACCTCGCCGGTTTTCTCGGCCTGCACTGAGCGTCCGAAGTGCTGGGTAGAACAGTCTCAAGGAGCGATCTCTATGACTAAGGACGAGGCGATCGATCTCATGCTGGTATTGACCAAGGACAAACCTCAATCGGGACAGACGAATTGGAACGGACTGCGCACCCGCGTCGCCAAGTTCGTGGAAATCATCAATACCGGCAACTGCGAGATGGCGGCCGATGACGATGGTCTCACGATCGCCATGCGAAAACAGAACAACGGCCGTCTGATCTGGTCCATCAAGTTCCTCTGCAACTGCCCGTCAACACAAGGCAGAGTCGTTCTACAATTCGCCCCCGACACCTGGCTCTATGACCACAAGGCAAAGCGCGCGCTCCAAGCTCTCGGACTATGCGACCCAAAGCCGCCCTCACCTAAAGAGCTGTGTCGTAGGCGCCGAGCAAGGGAAGTGCGCGTGCACGAGGGGCGCGCCCGGGGCTCTAACAAGCCCTCATCGCCGCCGCCCGCTTCGGAGTCACCTTCCGCGCCCTGAACCCAGGGACCTTCACGTGGCGGCCGGTCTTGCCCTTGCGGATGTTGGCCAGGCACTCGGGCGTGACCACGTTGCCCAGCTCGTCGGCGAGCTTACGAGCTGAGAGTAGCTTGTCGTCCCTGAACCGTTCTTTGACGAACCTGATCTGCTCGTCCGTCAGCTTCGTGTTCCTCCGGCCGCCGCGCGCCTTCTTCGAGATCCGGCGGCGGGTCTCCGGGTTCTGCATGTTGCTGGTGCGGGTCGTGTCCTTCAGGTGAGCTGGGTTCACGCAGGCGCGGTTCGCGCAGGTGTGGGCGACGTCGTTCTCAGCCATCTTGCCGTTGGCGATCAGGTAGGAGACCAGGTGGGCGCCCCGGACCCGGCCGCAGATGTTGAAGGCGCCGTAGCCCGAGCTGTCCTTCGCGGCCTGCCACTCCCAGCAGTCGTCGGGTCCGGCCTTGGCGACCTTCTTCCAGAAGCGCCTGGTTGTCTTCTCATCTGCCTCGATCGGACTGCTCCTGCCGCGTCTCCTCTTCCCGCGATCCGATCGCGCCTTCTTCGGCACCACTGGTACGTCCTGCCGCTGCCAGGTCCGTCCCAGCTTGATGTCCGACAGGTGAGGCTGGCTGACGCCGAACTCCTCGGCCAGTGCCCGTTGGGACTCCCCCGCTTCCAGCCGGGCGCGGATCTCGTCCACCTTCGCCCAGTCGAGTTTGGCGCGACCGTTCTTCTCCCCACTCTGGTCCGCGAATCGGCCGCGCTCAACCATGTCGGCCGAGTTGTCAGCTGGCGTGCCGAGAACCAGGTGTCGTGGGTTCACGCAGGCCGGGTCGTCGCATGTGTGCCGCACGAGCGCGCCGTCCGGGATCTGACCGTTCGCCTGTACATAGGCCACCCGGTGGGCGAGCAGAGAGCGGTTGTCCAGCCTGAAGACGCCATAGCCGCGCGCGTTCTTGCTCGCCGTCCACAGGACGCAGGCGTCTGGAGCGGCAAGCCGGTCTACGGCCGAGGGCTCGATCTTCTGGTTCCATCGCTCCAGGTCGCGCGGCGAGAACTTGGGGTAGTTGGTGGGCACAGCGAACCTCCACCAACTAATATAGATCGGCGCTCGACGCTTCACAAGCAGAAGGGGCGACGGCCGAAACCGTCGCCCCTCCGTTGAACGTGCGACCTATAAGATCGCCGATCGAACCGTCTTCGGCCTAGAGGAGATTGTCGATCTCCACCCTGGCGAAGAATTCGGCGCGGGTCAGGGTGATCTTGTGCCTGGTCCTGACCGCCCGCCGGAGGCTCAAATCGTTGGGATCGATGAAGTTCGGCGTGATCTCCATCGGGATGTACGGGCTGTAGATCAGGCCCGTGTCGAGGATGCTCGGCCCCTGGTATCCCATGAGGATCTGGTTGGCCGGGAAGAGCGGATCGACGAAGATCAGCCACTTCCTCTTGAGGACGCCCTGCTTGAGGATCCCGCCCTGGTAGACGTGACCCTCCTCGACGGCCGAGAAGCCGTCGATGTTGTCGAGCAGGCTCGCCACCTCGGAGCTGGTGATCGCCCAGTTGCAGGGAGCCCGCTGCGTGCGACGGTGCACGATGTGGCTCGCCCGCGACATGCGGATCACGAGGCTCTTCAGGTGACCGGGATCGTTGACGCCCGAGGGCGTGGCCCGGTCCCACTTGACGACCGCGATGGGCTCGACCGCGTTGAGCGCCGTTCCGGCGATCTCACGGTCGATCTCCGCCGTCATCTCGTCCGACATCTGCGCGACCAGGTCGGCGTCGATGTCCCTGCCCCACAGAGCGCGGAGGTCGTCGGCCGCCTCGACGCTCGCCAGGCTCTTGAGCTTCCGGCTCTCGGCCTCGATGCTCTGGAGCTGGATGTCGAGCTGGACCTCGGGGATCCGAGCGTTCAGCTCGTTGTCGTAGCGGTACTCGACCAGGATGACGTCGTTCAGCGCCGGAGCGGTGCCGAACGTGAGCGACATCTGGCCCGACGCGTAGTTGACCGTGCCGCTGCCGCCCGCCATCGGGGTGCCCGCCACGACCGTGAACGCGCCAGCGCCGTTGTCGGTCGCGTTGACGACGCCGTTGACCTTCACGACGACGGTGGACTGGCGAGGACGCGGCCACGCCAGGTTCCGGGAGAAGACGGTGGTCCCGCCGTCGCCCGTCCCGAACCGCTCGCCGTCGATGAAGTTCGAGCTGTACCACTTCGACAGAACCTTGTTCATCTCGGTCCCGGCGGCGACGGAGCCCTTGTCCGACGCGTAGCGGGGCCGGTAGAACGCGATGCCGCCGATCGGGCCGGTCATCGGCTGAACGGACGCGATCTGCGTCGCGACCAGGCGGATCGCGGTCCGGCGGATGACGGGCAGGACGTACTTCATGAACGGCCCGACCGAGAGAGCGCGAGTCTCCTCGTTGAGCCGCTTGAGGTGACGCACCTCCTGCTCGATCATCAGGGCGCAGAGGCCCCGAACGTAGTTGACGTGGGAGGGCGCGTAGCCCGGCCCCATCTCCTCGTTGAGACCCCGGAGCATCTTGTGCCACTTGCGCACGTACCGGCTGACGGCCGGTTCGTCCGCGATGGCAGTCGAGTCTCCGAGGTTCTCGGCTAACATGCCTCGAGCCGTGAACATCGGCTACCTCCTCATCAAGCTCGCCGGGTCCTCCCGGCCAAGCGCTGCTGCTCGGTCAAGGACGTTCCCAGGTACTCCAGGTCCCGGGAAGCATCGTCCCCACCGACGAAACCTTGGTTCTCGCTCGCCTCGAACGCGCGTCGCTCGTCCTCGGTGATGTGCTCGCGACCGGCACTCATGGACCGGCGCACCCGCTCCATCGGGCCGCCCGGCTCCTGCGCTCGACGCTCGGTCTCGGAAGCGCGAGCATCGATCTCCTTGATGGACGTCAGCTCGTCGTTCTTCACGTCCTCCATGATCGCGTCGCGGTGCGGGTGACCGACCGTGCGGTCGCTCGCGTAGGCCAGGAGCTTCGCGCGGGTGCCTGCGGTGACCGCCCGCTCCAGCATGTCGGCCTGCTCCTCGATACGGGCACGGGCCGCACCGATCTCCTCGTCCTTGCTCTCGATGGCCGAGGTCAGCTGGGACTCCAGAGCCTCGAACCGCTTGGTGACCTCGGCGCGGTAGCGCTTCTCGCGTGCCTCCGCCTGGGCAAGCGCGATCTCGGCGTCGCTCGCTCGCTCCTCCGCGAGCCGGATCGCAGCCTCGGCCTCCTCGTTCGCTTCGTTCTTCGCCGACATCTGGGCTTCCTCGATCGAGGTCAGCGCAGACTCGACTCGCGTCTTCAGCTCCTCGGCGTTCTTGCACGCGGAGAGGTCGCCGATCAGGTCGCGGACGTTCTCGCGGTCCTCGCGACCGCCGATCATCTGCTCGACGTAGAGCTGGAAGGCCAGCTCGCGCGTCTTCTCCTCGACGCGGACGACGCGCAGCTCGGCATCGCGGGCCTTCTTCTCCTGCTCGTCCGCTGCCTGGGACAGCTCCTCGATCTTGGCGTCCTTCTCGTCCAAGACCTTCTTCTCGTCCGGCGACGGGGCATAGGGGTTGACCATCTCGGCGATCTTCTTGAGGGCCAGCTTGGCGCCAGCCGTCTCGGGGTCGCTCGCGAAGTCGCTGCGGACGTCCTCCTCGACCTTCGTGCGCATCTCGGCCAGCGCGCGGACGAGCTTGGCCGCGAAGTCCTCGCGCAGCTCGTCGATCGCCTTCTTGTAGATCTCCTCCTTCTGGGACTCGACCTCGCCGTTGACCCGGTCGTCGGCGTCCTCGGCCGCCGTCTCCGAGGCCACGCGCATCGCGTGCTGCTCGATCACGCGAACCGCGTCGGGGAAGTGCTGCCGCAGCACCGTCTCGTTGACCTCCTCGGGGTTGACCACGAGCTTGCCGGTGGGCTTGCCCTCGCCGTCCACGTCCTCGGAGATCACGGACGGGTAGGCGTCGTGGCAGGCCGGATCGGCCACGAAGTCCCACGTGTTGAGCTTGAAGTCCTCGCCGACCACGTCCCAGCCCTGGGGGCCGGTGGACGTGGAACCCATGCCCCGGCTGGACATGCCGATGGCCGCACCCCGCCGCAGGAACGCGGCGAGGTTGCGACCCGCGTCGGCCTCCTCAACGACCTCGAACTTGCCGTTGATCGTGCCATCGTCCTCGATCCAGAGACCTCGGACGATGCAGCCACCCTCCCGGATCCGGCTGTTGTGGCTGACGGTGAAGTCGCCCAGCAGGAACCGACCGTCGCCGTCCAGCTCGAACCCGGCGTAGTCGCCGGTTCCGATGGGCGTGACGATAAACCCGGTCCTGAGCGCGTCCTTCCGCTGCTCGCGCAGCTCGGCCTTCTTGCGCTCCAGACGGGTCGGGATCTGCTCCACGTCGCCCCAGATGGTGAGCGTGTGGTAGTCGTCGCTGTAGCCCTGCACCTTGCGCGTGGAGAGCACGGCCTGGAAGCCGAGCGACTTGGCGATCCGGTGCGCGACCTGTGCGTAGTCGGCGCGCTTCTGGGTGATGTAGAAGCAGTTGTGCTGGAGATGCCCGTCGGTGTCGATCAGACCGGCGAGGAACTGGAGACGGGTCTCGCGGCTCCCGCGCACGATCTGATCGGGAACGCGCATGTCCGGCCCGACGAGATCGCGCACAGCGCGGAGCAGGCGGTTGTCCTGCCCCTTGTCAGTGGACAGGTAGAGCGTGACGGCCTCGGTCCCCGTGGTCTTGGGAACCTCGTTGACGCGAACCTCCCACTTGGCGGCGATGTCCTCGCACATCTCCCGGATCTCCGGGTCGATGGTCGTGATCGCCACAGCGCGCACAGCCGACAGACCCATCGTCTCGGGCGCGACGAAGTTGATCTTCGTCTTGGAACCATCACCGAACCAGGCGCCCAGGAAGTAGGGATCGACGCTGGGCGGCTCGGCCTCGTCCTCGAACCGCTCGACGCCGGTGCTGAACAGCTTGTAGCGGCTCTTGTAGTAGATGCTCTTGTCGAGGTAGTCCTCGACCGGGATGTCCACGACCTCGCCGTTGGACGTGTGGACCAGCGTCAGGACGTGCTTGTCGTTGCAGACCCACGGATCGCCCTTCTTGGGGTCAACCCGGTAGAGCGGGCCGGTGCCAGCGGTCGTCGCCAGCACCGTCCGCGCCTTGCCATCCGGTCCCATGAGGCGGTCGCCGGTGACGATCTCCTCGACCGGGAGCACGCGACCGTCGGCCATGAGAACCGGAGTCCCCAGGCCGAGGCACTTGCCATCACCGGGATGATCGACTGCCCCGATGACGGACCCCTGCTCGATCCGGGGCCGGAGTCTTCCGATCTCCCTCTCCATGACCGAGCGGGGGTAGACGCGGTTGTTGGCCGTCGGCTTGTCCACGTGGCCGATCTTGCCCTCGACAACGAGCTTGCCGCCGTCCTTCCCCTCGAGGATCTGCATCTTCATGGGAGGACCGTAGTGGTCGACCAGCACGCGCCTGTTTGTCGTCATCGGTATCTCCGTAAGGCTAGATGTTGAGCGAGTAGGTTACCAGGTCAGCTGGACTACTCGATCCCCTTCATCGCCTCCATCGCATCGTCGAGGTCCGCCGCCAGGGCGCGCAGGTCGTCGGCCGCGTCGTTGATGTCCGCCTCTCCCTCGACGATCCGCTGGGCGACGGCCGCCGAGTCCTCGGCGATCGACTCGAGGTGCCGACCCATCGCCACGCGCGGGTCGTCCTCCTTGTCCTCCTCCTCGATCGACTCGTCGCTGCTGACCTCCTCCGCGATCCGCTCGTAGAAGGTGGTCGCCGTCTCGAAGACGCTCCTGAGCCCGTCGACCAGCTCCTCGGCGGCGGAGTCGTCGCTCTGGACGGCCTCGCGCAGGTCGTTGAGGTGCTGCACCAGCTCGGAGATCGGGCTGCCCTGGGGCTCCACGTCGGCTGCCATCTTCTTGCCGGTGATCCGGGCCTTGACGTCCTTGGAGGTCACGCCCATCTGAGCCTTGAGCCGCTTCTTGAGGGCCTTCCGGCGCCTCGGGCTCGCGCTCCGCATCAGCTTGCGGAACTGGGCGCGGGACGCGGCACCGGCCTTGAACTCGTGGCCGCCGATCATCATCCGGCCGCGCTTCGCGGCCTTGAAGGTCGACCGCTTCATCTTCCCGCGCTTGGCCAGGCGACTCTTCATCCGGCGGGCCTTGCGGAGGGCGCGGAGACCCATCGTCCGCTTGGTCTCGTCGAGGATCCCGTCCGTGAGGTACTCGAACGCCTCGATCACTCCGACCAGGTCGTCGTAGTTGGGCCTGTCGTCGTCCTCGGTCATGGTCTGGAGATGATCGTAGAACAGGCCGAGCAGATCGGCAGCGGCCTCCATCCTGGGGTCGTCGATCTCGTCTTCGTCCTC